CCTTTAGGATCTTTTTATAGTATATTGTTATAATATACCAATATTTATTATAGTATATTGTTAAAATGTCTTAAAATGTCTTATTTTATATGTTTAAAAGCTTTAAATGTCTTATTTTAAGTCCCAAAATTTTTAATTTTTTAGGGGGGGTGTGGCTGTGTGGGGTTGGGTGGGTTTTTGGTTTTTTTGTGTCGGTGTTTTTTTTTGTTTTTCTTGGGGTGCTGTGGGTGTGCTGGATGCTATGGGGGGTGTGTTGTGGGGTTTTTAATGGTAGATAATGGTGGTATAGTAAATATGTTGTTATGGTAGATTACTGTTTTTGTGTCGGTGTCTTGTGTATGGCTACTATGTATTATAATAGATTATGTCTATTAGTAATACTTTTGTTGCATTTATGGGGGGTGTTGTTGTGTTGGGGGGGTGGGTGTTTCTGAATTTGGGGTGTAATATATTTTTTACATTTTGAACGCTTGTTCAACTTTTTGGTGTTGGGGGTTGTGTGTTTGTTCATTGTTTTTATATTTTTTCTGAACAAAACCACAAGTTCGTATAGTTACGAATGTGCAAGAATGCTACGAAAATTTGTGATTAAGGTGCGAAAATTTGTGATTAAGGTGTAAATTTTTGTGAAAATGGTGTGAAAATTTGTGATTTGTCTGCAGAAATTTGTGTTTTTATTGTTGACCATACTGGTTTAGGTTAACCTAAAAGTAATACTTTTTCCAACCATCTTAAATACTTTCCAAAAGATATCAAATAACAACTTTTCGTGGGGGCAATGTGTCGGTGTCTTAAGGCATAAGGAGATGGTACAATGATAATGACAAGCGAATATGTAAGGTCTTGCCCCCAATGTGGAAGCCAAGACTTCGTAAAGGATTACAAGAGAGAAGAAACCTATTGCAATGAGTGTGGACTTGTGTTGCAGTCAGCATTCCAATATATGGGCTTGGAAAAGATAACTAATGTCATACCTTTTTCAGCACCAGCACAAGCAAGGAATGGTGTGCATATGAGATGGCACAACAAGGAAGACAAAGGCAATTCCAACAATCGCACAAGATACAAGCACAACATCAGCGACAATAAGCTTATGAGATATGGCAGAAGATGATTTTTTTGTTTCTTCGATGGCATCCATAATAAGAACCATCTCCTACCCCACCCCTTTTTTATGCTGACCATAATTTTCACCTTTTGGATGCCATCGGAAAAACAAAAAGAGATGATTATAGTATGACTGATGAGTTAAGGAATAACCTTTCCACTATCATTGTTATTGTGACTGGTGCTTTGTCACCTTTTGTGGCTCAATACTTGACTCAAGAGCAGTTTAGTGCATTGGTTATTGCAATTATTAATGTTTTATTCATATTGTATAGTGCAAAGTATCCGAACACTTTCAATTGCCTTGGCAATGGCAAGGATGGTTGCACTTGCAATGAAGAGATTGTTTTGAATGAAGAGTACACTCTTGATCCGATTGATGATGGGGATGACCAATAATGGAAAAGCGAATCATCAAGTTGGAAACAGAGCAAGAGATGATTAAGGCTGAACTGTCTTCGTATAGTGAAGCTTTGAAAGAGAATACTGACAGTATTAAGAAATTGACAGAGATTCTGATTAGACACGATGAGCAACTTCGACAAGAAGAGAATGATACTGCTACTCATAATGCGATATTGACTGGTATTGTTGTTGGTGTTGTGGTTTTCATTGTTACTGAAGTTGTGCATCTGATTTAAAGGGGGTGAATTGTGGAGATGGGTAGAGAGAGTATTATTACTAAAGATTTTTGTGATTCTTTCTGTGAGATGCTGGAAAATGGTTATAGCATAACTCGTTGTTGTGAAGAGTTGGATATTAGCCAAACTTATTATTATCAATGGAGAGGAAAGGCAGAGAAAGGCATTGAACCTTTCAAGTCTTTCATTGAGCGAACTGAAGAGATTCGTGAGAGAGTTCCAGTTGACCCAGTTCGCAATACGAAGTTGACTAAAGAGTTGTGTGATGAGATTTGCAGTTATATTGAGATGGGCAATTACATTACAAGGTGTTGTCAAGCAGTTGGCATTCACCCATCTACTTATAGGGCTTGGAAGAAGAAAGGTGAAAAGGGTATTGAGCCTTATGCTACTTTCTTGAAAAGGGTTGAAAAGGTTGAAGCCAAAGCTGAAATTGTCCATACTGGCATTATACACGATGTAGCAGAAACTGGGAACTGGTTAGCCTCTGCTTGGCTTTTAGAGAGAAAATATCCTAATAGATTCGGAAAGAGAGAACAGATGGCTTTGAATACTGATAAGGAGTTCAAATTGGAGATTTCTACTGCGAAAAGCCCTTATGAGATGGGTTTGGAAGAGAAGAAACTCTTGGAAGAAGATAGGAAAGATGAATAAGGTGAGCATATGGCTACAATCAGTTGGAAACTGACAGAGAAACAAGAAAAATACATTCACGATAAGCACAAGTATCTGATTGTGGAAGGGAGTGCTGGTAGTGGGAAAACCATCTTTGCAGTTCACAAGGTGATTTTGTATGCTTTGACTCACGATAATGCAAGAATAGGTGTCTTCAGACAGACATTGCCATCTCTTCGTATGACTGCTTGGTTGGAGATAAGGGAAGCCCTTGATAATTATGGTATACCATACAAGGAAAACAAGAGTGATGGTGTGATGACTTTCCCTACTGGCAGTACAATTACTTTTAAAGGACTCGATGATGCAACCAAAATTCGTTCACTCAATATGGATCTAATCTATGTGGAACAAGCCGAAGAGATTTCTAAAGATGTTTTTAACGAATTGGAGTCAAGGGTAAGGGGTAAAGCCAGTATGAAAGATTATGGGCAACTCTTACTGGTTGTGACTCCATCTACGAAGAGCCATTGGATTTATAAGAGATTTCATTTGCATCGTGATGACCCCAAGATTCAGATAATTCACTTCCACTATACAGACAATTCTTTTGTAGGTAAGGAATATATTGAGATGGCTGAAGAAAGGAAGAAATATGATTTTCAGAATTATGTGAGATTGACCCTTGGGCTTTGGCAAGATAGTGGTGGTTTGATATACCAACATTGGGATATTGGCGAATCCCCTAAAGGGATGGAATATTATACTGCTGGAGCAGATTTCGGTTTCAACAATCCATCTTGTTTCCTATTGTTGGGTTGGTGTGATGGAGAATGCTATGTTGTGGATGAAGTGTATCAACGAAACCTTATTAACCATCAATTCATTGCAGAGATTATCAAGATGTTAAGGAAACATAACTTGAACCCATCACAAGTTGATACTGTCTACTGCGATAGTGCAGAGCCGAATCGTATCGCTGAATTCAATGAGTATGGTTTCAATGCAGTTGGTGGTGTCAAGAATGTTGATGCTAAACTGGAAGCTGTGAAGAGTTGCAAGTTGCATATTGCAGAAAGATGTGAGAACACTATTCGTGAAATAGAATCATATTGCTATCAAAAAGATAAGGATAGCAATGACATTGATAAACCTATCAAGTATGATGACCACAGTATGGATGCATTGGGTTATGGCATCTATGGTAGTGTGGGCATATTGAGTGCTGATAGGCATATGAAAGACCCAGTTAAGATTTACAGTTATTGATTGATTGGGGGTGAGAATTATAGGAATTTATGAAAGAATAAGCAAGGCAAGTAAGGTATTGTTGAACAGTTACCCTAATGAAGTGTATGAAGTTGGGGTTGACAAGTCCAAACCAAGAGATTGTGACCAAGTTGACTTGTATAAGGCAACCCCCAGCAGAGTTAATGATACTGTAAAGAATCGTAGGTTTGCTTTCACTCACGATGCCCAAGCTCAAGGTATTATCTTGGATATTATGACCAAGACTAATACAAGATGGTATATTACTGGTGATAATGATAAGGCAGTTAAGCACCTTGAAGATATGGCTGATGAGTGGGATCTTGACACACTTATTGATAATATCTTGCAGAAAGGACTTGTTGATGGTGATGGTTTCCTTTATAATCGTATCGTGGAGAACCATATTAAGCCAAGTTTTCTTGCATATGATGGTGTTGATTTCCGAATTAAGATTATTTATGATGAGTTTGGTGAAACTTGTGGTTTTAAGCAAATCATCAAGAAGAATAGCCGAACCAATAAGGGTTGGTTAAGGAAGAAGTTCGATGAACTGGATGAAGACCTTGTTGATTTGGAGATTAGTTATGAGTTGGATGAGATAATTCATTTTAAGTATTTGGAAAGGGATGGTAAGGCTAATGCTTTGATGAGTGGTGCTTTAGAGCCTATTTATTACAAGCGAATATTGAGAGAACAGATGCCTTTGACTGTCTATAAGAATTCAAATATTATTAGTGTTACTATGGGTAATGCTGACAAGATGAACACTTACCTTGACAAGGAAGCAAGGGATGAAGTGGCTGAAACTGTCAACAATTACCATATGAAAGGCTGTCTTATCTTGCCTTATGGGATTGAAGTCGAACTCCTTAAGGGTGGTTCGTTGCCTAACATCCAAGATTACATCAAATACTTTGAAAAAGAAGTGTACATCGCTCTTAACACTCCCGAAGCCGTATTTAGTTCTGAATCATCAAATAGGGCTACTGCAGACATCCAATTGGACAGTAAGACTACTGGAAGGGTTCTTTTCCTTGAGTACAATAGGGATTGGGTGGCAAAGTATGTCAAAAAGCTTTTCGATAAGGAACTTGAACTGCAACATATTGATGGTGAGTGTTGGCTTGAGTTTGAGATGGATGATTATGAAGAGCAACAGTTACTTGATGAAGAGTCTGATCCTAACACTTTGCATAAGCCTATTGTGAAGAAAGGTCAAGAAGACTTGGACAGAACTGACAGAACCAGCATTGTGAAGAATCCTAATAGCTCTACGAACATCAACCACGATGTTCCGAATATCACAAGGGAACAGCAGAGATATAAGGGGAGATAAGTGATGGCAGATTTATTGACAAATCTTGCAGACTTATTCAACTATAATGAGTACGATGGTGACCTTGATGAGAAAGAGTATGGCTTGGCTATTATGATGCTTTTGCAAGATTTCACTAAAAAGTATTCAAGTAAGAGTTATGGATATATTGAGAAACATATTGATGATGACCTTGTGAAATTAGAAGAGAAGTTGCTACAATTAAATGATAAGCAGTTTCAAAAGTATGAAGATGCACAAGTGAAGAATCAATTA